GGCGATTATGGAAAATCGTATATGGCCAAATTTAATGCGTATGTATATTGTACGAAAGGAGGATAATCAAGTTGTGCGTCATTTTGGGCACATAATTGGCATTAAGGGTAGTTGTTTTTTAACTAATTGGCACTTCGTGTTATGTTTGCGAAATACCGCATATGCGGACTGTGATGTTGTGTTGCGCTCAATGCAGAATACAATATTATATTGTGAACCTATTTCGTCTTTCCTAATGAATGTGACACAGATCCCTAATAAGGATGCCTGTATTATTGTGCTGAATCGATCTCGAACACTGCAGTCATATCCATGTATCTTAAAGCATTTTCAATCTAAGGATGCATGTTATTCGCGAGAGTTACAATCTTTGACCATTACGAGATATTCTGTTTATAATCAGAATATTGTTCCATCTCCTATTATTGTTATGGATGCTGAACTTATATCCCAACCTAGGGAAATAAGCATGTATGGAAGCGACGGAATAACGACATTTATTAATCCTATGTCATGGCAGTACGTAGCTTGTACGCGTAGTGGTGATTGTGGTGCACCGCTGATACTTAATAATTCTCGTATACCAGAGAAAATTGTAGGGATCCACAATGCAGCGCACTTAACATCTGGTGTAGCTTTCGGCGTTCCATTATACCGTGAGGAGATTGAGTCAGTTCTTAAGACAATACCACCGTCTTTTCAGTATGGTTGGGAAGACGCACATCCAGTGTCATTAGATGTAGTTAAATTTCAGGATGGTGACAATTTTTTGGTATTGGGGAGTGAAAATCGACCAATACCTACATGCACATCGACATCCATTAGACCAAGTCTTGTGTCAGGGGAATTGATTGCACCACAAACTATGCCCGGATTTTTAAGGCCATTCACTGATAATCATGGTCAATTGATTGATCCAGTGTCTCTAGCGCGGAAAAAATGGGGATATCATCAACCACCTATTAATGGCGTATTGGCCCGTAAGGCTACAGCTTTTTGTACACAACTGTTATGTAAGAAGAATACCGCTGACTATCGTGAATATTTCATGCCATTAACGTTAGAAGAGGCAATTATTGGTATTCCTGGTATAGATCATATTAACTCTATAAATAAAACAACGTCACCAGGTTATCCGTATGTTTTTGAGAAACGTGCAGGTAATGGAAAAACTGGCTATTTCGGTAAGTATGATTTTGACTTAACATTATCTGGAGCGAAGGAGGTTATGCAACGTGTTAGAGATATGGAAAAATCAATGTTAGATAATGTGCGACCTAAAGTGATATGGATTGACACAATGAAAGATGCCCGTATACCGATTGAGAAAGCAATGAAGGGTAAGACACGTGTGTTTTCGGCATCGTCAATGGATTATGTCATATTGTATCGGAAATACTTTTTGCCTTTCTTTGGGCATGTCATGCATAATCGTATATCAAATTTTACTGCACCTGGCATTAATGCGACGTCACCCGAATGGCATCAATTATCACTTCGAATGCAATCGAAAGGTGAGAAATGTATCGCTGGTGATTATTCCAATTATGACGGGAAAGCGTGTGTTGAGGGTTATAAGGCCGCATTGGAAGCGACGATAGAATGGTATAAAACACATTGGTCTATCATCGTGGATGAGAAGCGTAATATCGTTGATAGGCGTGAATTGTCGTTTGATCAATTTGAGGATTTGCTGCGTAAAATCTTTTTCGAGGTTATTAATCATATACATGCGTGCAATTACGAGTTGGATGGAAAACAACAGACTATGTTTTATCAGGTTGTGAATGGCATGCCGTCTGGAAATCCTGGTACGGCTGTCACTAATTCAATTTGCGGTATTTGGATGTTTGTGTATTGTTGGTTAACATTAACTGACACACCTGAGTTAAGACATTTGCATAATATTAATT